AATCAACTGGAAACGATAATGTTAACGCACAACCAGAAGTGTTAGCATGTGTAGGCGGTCTATCAACAACTCTTGCTGCACCTACTGTAACCAAGATTCGTATTGTACAATCTTCTATTGCAGCTGGTAGTAGGACAATTACTGCTGAAGTTACATGGGATGAGAAGGTAACAGTTGCTGGATCACCTCAAGTTGCAATTGCTAACGGCAATGAAGGTACAGGTAGTGGTCGTGGACCTCACACTCTTACCTATACTGCAACTGGTTCAACTGCAAACAGGAAGCGTTTCACAGCAACATCACAAACAGTTGCTGAAGATGACGTATTGACACTAGGTGGAAGTAACATTGCACTTAACAGTGGCACAATTACTGACACAGCAGATGGTTCAACAGCAGCATCACTGGTACTCAGTGGTTTGACAGCAGTTACACTAACAGTTTCAGAATAGAATAACAAATGATATTCAGCGAATTGAATGAAGACAACTTTGTTCTCTTCGCTATGAAACATTATGAGAATCCTCATTGTGCAACCAAAGAGGATTTCGATGAAGACATGAAGAGGTTTAAATATCTTAAGCGATTGTTTAAACGATATTTGCGAGGTGGGTCATTGAGAACCCACCTTGTTATTAACCACCTTATTATTCTTTTTAATGTTTTTGGCGAAGCGACTACACCATTACTCTTCTTTAAACTAGAGAGAGAATATTGGTGCATCTTAAAAACCTTCTTAATATTTTTAAATAAATATCCTGTAGGGATGATGCCTGATCTAGACACAGACGTTGACATAGAACACGAGTTGGAACTACTATGAAAGAAGAAATGATGACAACTGGATTTACTGGTGGGGATACTGCAACAGGTCCGACTGCTGGTTTTGATCCTGTTCTCAAAATGAAAGCAAAGCGTAAGGATCTTAAAGGTTTAGTAGCACCAGGTAATAAGTTATCAGATGGTAAGAAAAAGATAAAAGAGAATGCAGTAGATAAGTATGCTCCTAAGTCTAGACTATTTCAATATAAAGTTTCTCTTCCAGAAGTAGGTGATACTGTTGTATATGCTAGCTCACCAGCAGAATTGAGACAGAAGTTACGTTTACTAATTAACTATCGTTACAGAGGTGACATAGAGATTGAAAGAATACTTCCTGCTAATGCATATAAGTTCTTTACAGATAAGAGACAGAAGCATTTAAGGAATGTGCAAGAGAGTGATGTCCATTCAGGACAAGGTGAAAAGATTCAGAAGAGAACTAAGAAGTGGATGGATAAGAAAGGTATGAAGGGTGCTCCAGGTTTGGATGCAATGAAAGCAAGAACTGCAGAGCATAAGGCAAAGCGTGGTGTTAAAGAATCAACTCTTGATGAAGTTAAGTCAGCATGTAAGACTCGACTGAGTAAGAAGACTCAGGAGTTAAAGAATGGCTGAAGGTGTTAACGCTGCTATTCTAGAAAGGTTGGAGAAAGTTGTTCAATCTTTACAAGATAACTCTGTAAAGATGGGGCAACTTCTTGCTGTTCATAATGAAAAATTAGATAAACAGGATAGAATCGATGCAGTATTATTTGAGAAAGTGGAATCGGTTCATCGAGAGGTTAACCGTAGAGCAGAGGAGATTAAGAAGGGATGTGAGAGAGATATTCGCAAGGTAGATGACCGTCTTCGGGCAATGGAAAAGAAAATGTGGTCTATTTTTGGTGCTCTTAGTATTATATCTTTCATCGTTAGTCCAATCGGACAATCGGTAATAAGAAACTTGACAAACAATTCAGTAACAGTTAATATGGAGAGCAAGGTCACGAAGGGCTATTGAGTGATTGATGTTATGTATGCTAACCTTGTGTCTTCTCGTTTAGAGAAGTTCAAGCAGGTTAGAACTGGTGTATATACTTTTAGGTGTCCCTATTGTGGTGACTCTGAGAAGTATAAAAATAAAACACGAGGTTATTTCTTCACAAAGAAGAGTGGTCTCGTTTTTAAATGTCATAACTGTGGTGTAGGAAGGTCTTTCAGTAATTTTTTAAAGGACAATGCACAGGATGTTTATGATGAATATGTATTAGAAAGATATAAATCAGGACTTACAGGTAAGGGTAGAAATGTTGCTGATCCAGAGTTTAGTTTTGAAAAACCAACCTTTAAGAAGAAGGGAGAACTTAAGAAAGTTTCAGAGCTAAATAAGAAACATCCAGCATATGAATATATCGTAAACCGCAAACTTGATCCTTCGTTATTTTTCTTTACAGATCAGTTTTGCAAGTGGACAAATGAACAAAAACCAACCTTCAAGAGTATCAAGAAGGATCAATCTAGAATCATAATACCTTTTATTGATAAGGATGGAAGTTGGTTTGGTTATCAAGGAAGATCGTTAGACCCAAAGGATAAGATGAGATACATCACCATCATGTTTGATGAGGATAGATCTAAAATTTATGGACTAGATAGAATTAATGAAAGTAAATCAGTTTACATTGTTGAAGGACCGTTTGACAGTACCTTCATTCAGAATTCCGTTGCGATGGCTGGGTCTGATGTTGATCCTCGGACGTTTGGTTGGAGCGATTATATTTGGGTATTTGATAACGAACCACGCAATAGAGAAATCGTCAACAAAATCTCCAAAGTCATTGACAGAGGAGATAAAGTAGTCATTTGGCCTAACAATATTCAGCAAAAGGACATAAACGACATGTCACTTGGTGGACATGATGTGCAAAAGATGGTAGAATCTAATGTATATCAAAAACTAGAAGCAAAACTTAAATTTAATAACTGGAAGAGAGTATGACAAACGGTCACGGAACCAAAGTTCGTAAGCGAGATGGGTCTCTAACACCCCTCGATCTAGATAAGATTCATAAGGTAGTAGAGGAAGCATGTGAAGGGTTAGGGGGCGGTGTGAGTGCCTCTCAAGTAGAGATGAACTCAGGTCTTCAATTCTTTGATGGAATATCTACTAATGACATTCAAGAAATACTAATCAGATCAGCGAGTGATCTCATTAGTTTAGAAACACCAAACTATCAGTTTGTAGCAGCAAGATTGTTGTTGTATTCTGTTTATAAACAGGTGTTTGGATCTGAATGGGTCAATGGATTCACCAGTGTTTATGATCATGCGTCAAGATGTGCTGATCTTGATGTATATGATAGAGATATTCTTGGTAAATATACAGAAGAAGAATGGAATGAAATTAATTCATGGATAGATCATGATAGAGACATGCTGTTTACCTATGCAGGACTTAGACAAGTCGTTGACAAATATCTTGTACAGGATAGAAGTTCTGGTGATGTCTATGAGACACCACAATACATGTACATAATGATTGCTGTCACATTATTCCAAAACTATACAGAAAACAGATTAGATTACATAAAGAGATACTACGATGCCATTTCCAAACACAAGATCAACATACCAACTCCCATCATGGCTGGAGTTCGCACCCCTCTTCGGCAGTTTGCGTCTTGTGTTCTGGTTGACGCTGACGACACCTTGGATAGTATTTTTACTTCTGATATGGCCATTGGTCGTTATGTCGCACAGCGTGCTGGTATCGGCATCAACGCAGGTAGGATCCGTGGGATCAACAGTAAAATCAGGGGTGGAGAAGTTCAACACACAGGTGTTGTACCGTTCCTCAAAAAGTTTGAAGCAACTGTCAGATGCTGCACTCAAAATGGCATTAGAGGTGGATCAGCGACTGTCCACTTTCCAATCTGGCACAAAGAAATAGAAGATATTATCGTACTTAAAAACAATAAAGGTACAGATGATTCTAGAGTTCGTAAGTTAGATTATAGTATACAAATTACAAGATTATTTTATGAAAGATTTATTGGTGGTGGGGACATCAGTCTCTTTAGTCCTCATGATGTGCCTAATCTTTATGAAGTCTTTGGAACAGAAGAGTTCGATGAACTCTATGAACAGTATGAGTCAGACGAATCTATCCCTAGGAAGACTATCCCTGCACAAGATTTAATTTTAAACATATTAAAAGAAAGAGCAGAGACAGGTAGGTTATATATTATGAACATTGACCATTGTAATAGTCATAGTTCGTTCCTAGATAAGGTAAATATGAGTAACCTCTGTCAGGAGATTACATTACCAACTACACCATTACAACACATTGATGGTAAGGGTGAGATAGCACTGTGTATACTGTCTGCTATCAACGTAGGGAAGATCAATAGGTTAGATGAACTTGAGAACCTCTGTGACCTAGCAGTCCGTGGTCTAGAGGAACTTATTGACTATCAAAATTACCCTGTTGAAGCAGCAGAACGTAGCACACTTGCACGTCGTTCTCTTGGTATTGGTTATATCGGACTAGCACACTACCTAGCAAAACAAGGTTTCAAGTATGACGACCCAGAAGCATGGAAATCAGTACACCAATTGTCTGAATCTTTCCAGTACCATCTACTCAAGTCAAGCAACGCAGTTGCAAAAGAAAAAGGAGCATGTGAATATTTCCATCGCACCAAATATTTCAAAGGTCTCCTCCCTATCGACACTTACAAAACAGATATTGATGAGTTCTGTGATGGAGAATTGAGTTATGATTGGGATAATCTTAGGAATGACATACAAGAGTTCGGACTCAGGCACAGCACTCTGTCCGCACAAATGCCATCGGAATCTAGTTCCGTTGTGTCAAACGCAACCAATGGAATCGAACCACCTAGAGCATACTTGTCCACTAAGAAGTCAAAGAAAGGACCTCTTAAGCAGATTGTTCCACAGTATGGGTCTTTGAAAAATAATTACACATTGTTATGGGATATGAAAGACAATGATGGATATATAAAGATCGTGAGTGTGATGCAGAAGTTCTTTGACCAAGCAATTTCTGGTAACTGGAGTTACAATCCAGAAAATTATGACAACAATGAAGT